CAAGTTGCTTCTGGCGGAACTGCTTCTGTTAGTCAGATGTCTAAGTAATATAAGATTACTTTAGATAAGTTAGACCATGAGTAAGATAGTTGAAAAAGAAGGTTTGATGACAACCACTTATCATCAAGAAAAAGATAAGGTTGTTATTGAAAGAAACATAGATTATAAACCCATTGTTGAGCATAATAAAAAATTATACACAGAAAACAATGGCTATTCTAAATCTAAAGATTTAAAAAGAGTTGCTTCTATTCCAACATTAGTTTTAGAAATTTGGTCTAAAGAATATAATGGTAATTCAAATTGGTTTGCATTACCGTCTGATGTTCAAAAAAAAATATTAAAGAAAAAATTAAACAGTTCTGAATTTCAATTTTTCAGAACAGCACCAGGTAGATTATAATGGCTTTAAGTACATACACAGAATTAAAATCAGCAATTGCTAATTGGTTAAACAGATCAGATTTAACATCAGAAATATCAAGCGACTTTATTGTTCTTACTGAAGCAGACTTAAATGCTAAATTAAGAATACGTCAGATGCATGACCAAACTACAATTACAATTAATGCAGAAACTGAAACTGTTCCAACAGGATTTTTACAAGTAAGAGATTTTTATATTTTAAGTAATGGTCAAAAGTTTCCAATGACTTTTATTTCTCCAGCACAAATGGATGCTGTTAAAGCATCTTCAACAACTGGAGTACCAAGTTCATATACAATATTAGGTTCAACATTTAGATTTGCACCAAGACCAGATAATACTTATTCAGGTGTATTAAATTATTATAAAAAGTTTGACGCTTTATCTTCTGGCAATCCAACAAATTATATTTTAACAGATCATCCTGCTGTATATTTATATGGTAGTTTATTTCATGCTGCTAATTTCTTAGGTGGATTTGATCCAAATCAAGTTCAACAATGGTCGCAAATGTATCAAACAGCTCTTGAGAGAATTGAATTAAATGATAGAGAAGATTCTTATTCTGGATCTCCATTACAAATTAGATCAGATGTTACTGTGGCTTCTCCATTTACAAGAAGATACGTTACAACAATAACTGAATAATAGCTATGCAAGTACCTTTTGGTGAATGGTTACCAGATCAACCAGAACACTTGAATCCAGGTGCAAATGTTGCTAAGAATGTTTATTATGCTTTACAAGGTTACAAACCATTTAAAAGTTTGGTTGCTTACAGCTCAAATACGATTTCATCAAATGCTAGGGGTGCTGGGTCATTCAGAGATAATACTAATACTGTTTATAACTTTGTTGCAACTAACACTAATATTTACCAATTAGATTCAGGAACATTTACATCAAGAAAAAGTTCTTTAACTGGTGGCAATACAGATTTCTGGACATTCACACAATTTGGAAATTATATTATAGCAAGCAATGGTGTTGATGCTCCACAATATTATTTAATGGGTACATCAACTAACTTTGCAAATTTATCAGCAATAGCTACAGATGGAACTCCACCATTATTTAGAGTATCAGGAGTTATTAGAGATTTTTTAGTTACAGGAAACATATCTGGAGCGACAAATAGAATTCAATGGTCTGGAATAAACGATATTTCAACTTGGACAGAAGGTTCTAAGTCTGCAGACTTTCAAGATTTACCAGGTTCAGGCGGTAAAGTTGTAGCCATAACATCAGGCGAAGTTGGTTATGTATTTAGACAAAACCAAATTATTCGTATGGACTACGTAGGCGGTGCAACGGTATTTAGATTATCAGTTATATCTCCAAACAGAGGAGCTGTTTATGGAAAAACTGTTTGTCAAGATAACAGAAGAGTATTCTTTTATGCTGATGACGGATTTTTTCAAATAGACGGTGATAACGTTATTGCAATCGGTGCAGAAAAAGTTAATAGATTTTTTGAAGCTAATTTAAATAAAGCATTTTCAGACAGAATTGTTGCAGCTGTTGACCCATTTAATCAATTAGCATTATGGTTATATCCTTCAGCTAACAATACAAATAATACAACTGGTATTTGTGATAGGATTTTAATTTATAATTATGCAACTCAAAAATGGTCTATAGCAGAAACTAGTGCTAGCCAAATATTCTCTCAGTTTGTGGGAGCATATACAGTTGAATTAATGGATATTATATCTACAAATTTAGATGATATTAATATTGCATTAGATACTGACTTTTGGTCTGGTGGACAATTATATTTAGGTGCTATAAATGCAGATTATAAAGCTGCTATTTTTTCTGGCAATCAATTAGAAGCTGAAATAGAAACATCTGAACTTGAAATATTTCCAGGCAATAGAGCAAATATAACTGGAATTAGACCCATTGTAGATGCTACCGCAACGGTTACAATTAAGACAAGAGAACGTCTTGCAGATGATGAAGTTGAATCTTCAAGCTCCACAATGACAAGTAGTGGTTTAAATCCTGTAAGAAAATCAGGAAGATACGTTAGAGCTAATATTAAAATAGCTTCTGGAACAGATTGGCATCATGCACAAGGTGTAGATTTTGTTGCAAGTAGAGCAGGATATAGATAATGACAATAGATGTTATTGAAAAAGATATAGATAATGTTAGATATTCTTTTGAAACGCAAGAATATTTTCAAAGACAGGTTGAAGAAGCGGTAAATACATATATAAATAAATTCAATACAGAAAACGATAAAGTTTTCTCATGGTTCATAGGAGACTAATATGGCAGGAATAAAAGATTACAGTTCAACAGCAGGCGGAAATACATCAGTAGGCGGTATAAGTATTGCTGAAGGTATGTTGCCTTCAAATATTAATAATGCTTTTAGAGCTTTAACTGCTGATATTAGAGAATGGTATAACGATTCTCAATGGGTTATTTATGGTGATGGCGATAGTGCATTTACAATTGCTTATGCTTCATCAACTTCTTTTACTGTATCAAGTGCAGACGTTACAAGTTTTTATCATGTTGGTCGTAGAATAAAAGCAGTAGGTTCTTCTACTGGAACTATCTATGGATCAATTAGTGCATCAGCATTTTCAACTAATACAACTGTAACAGTAACTTGGGATAGTGGTTCATTATCAAATGAAACTTTAACTATTTATGTAGGTGCTTTATCTAAAACAAATTCATCAATTCCAGATTCAGTTATTGGTACAACTAATATTGCAGACGGTTCTATTACTGCAGCTAAACTTGCAACCGATTCTGTTACAACTGTAAAAATTACAGATTTAAATGTTACAACTGCAAAGATTGCAGATAGTGCTATTACATCTGCAAAAATCGCAGATGGCACAATTGTTAATGCTGATGTAAATGCTTCAGCTGCAATTGATGCAACTAAAATTGGTGGTGGTGCAGTCTCAAATACTGAATTCAGTTATCTTGATGGAGTAACAAGCGCTATACAAACTCAAATAGATTCTAAACAAGCTACAATCACAGGTGGTGCAACCACTATTACATCATCAGATTTAACAGCAAGTAGAGCTTTAGCTTCTAATGCATCTGGCAAAGTTGCAGTATCTTCAGTTACATCTACAGAACTTGGTTATGTATCTGGTGTAACAAGTGCAATCCAAACTCAAATTAATACTAAACTAACAGCATCAAATAATTTATCTGATGTATCATCAGCTTCAACTGCAAGAACTAATTTAGGTTTAGCTATTGGTACAAACGTACAAGCATACGATGCAGAACTTCAAGCTATTGCAGGATTAACTTCTGCTGCTGATAAAGGTATTCAATTTACTGGTTCTGGTACAGCTTCTACTTATGATTTAACAACTGCTGGTAAAGCATTACTTGATGATGCTGATGCTTCTGCACAAAGAACTACACTTGGTCTTGGAACTATTGCAACTCAAAATGCAAATAACGTTGCATTAACTGGCGGAACAATTACAGGATTAGGTGATCCTTCTTCTTCTTCTGAAGCTGCTACTAAAAATTATGTTGATACTTTAGTTGCTGGACTTAGAACAAGAGCTGTTGCTAGAGTTGCTTCAACTACTAACGTTAATATTTCTACAGGATTAGAAAATGGTGATACTTTAGATGGTGTTACATTAGCCACAGGAAATAGAGTATTATTAAAAGACCAATCTACTGCATCTCAAAATGGTTTATATATTGTTGTAGCATCAGGAGCTGCTTCAAGAGATCCAGAATTTGATACAATATCAGAATTAGCTGGACAATTAATTTTAGTATCAGAAGGTTCTACTCATGCTGACGATTTATTTTTATGTACTACAGATACTAGTGCTACACTTGGCTCTAGTTCTATATCATATACACAAGTATTCCCAAGTTCAGGTGGAACAGTAACTTCTGTAGGTTTAGCTGATGCTGGATCTTCAGAATTTACAATAACTAATTCACCAGTAACTTCTTCTGGAACAATTAATATTGCAGTTAATTCAATTGCTAATACTAAGATTTCTGGATTGGGTACTGCTTCTACATTAAATGTTGGAACTTCAGCTAATAATGTAGTACAATTAGATGGATCTGCAAAACTACCTGCAGTTGATGGTAGTGCTTTAACTAGTTTGTCTGCAACACAAATTGATGCAAACGTAAGTAATACAGAATTTGGTTATTTGAATGGTGTAAGTTCAGCTATTCAAACTCAAATAGATAGTAAAGCAAGTAATGGTTTTTCTATCGCCATGTCAATTGCTTTGTAATAATAAATAATATAATAGGAAATAAAATATGGCACAAAATTTTAGAAGATATACAAACAACGATGTAGGCACATCTGCAGCAACATCTTTCACAGCTAACTCATACGATACTGTTGTAGGAATATCAGTAGCAAATATTACA